TATAGTCGCGGACATACGGCGAAGGGTGAAATCGACCGCACGCGACAAGTTGATTTTGTATTGAATCCAAAGCGTCAAGAAGGTTGTTAATTATATTGATCGGATTCGTGAAGCCGGAATTGCAATCCGGGCCGTCAACGCCCGGAATCACCGAAGCAATCGCCGAAACAATTGAACAAATAATATATATAAGACCGAAGATCACAAAAATAACGGCTATAATCGGAATCAATATCGCCGTCAAAAGTATATTGATAATATAAGCGAACCAAATCAACGCAATTTGTGTAAAAGCCGGGCGCAGTTCTAAACAATAACGAATCGCCGGTCTTTCAACTTGAAGAAATCCGTTGAAATCGTCGTAAATTAACGTGCTTTTTATACAATCGATTGTCGGATCGGATTCGATAATATTTGCCGAAACCGCGCAAATCGGATCGCACCAATCAATTGAATCGCCGCGAATTATTCCTTCGAAAACCGGTTGTTTGCAACAATCGTCAAAAACTTTAACGTTTATACTATTCGTAAAACCGGAAGGATTGTCAATCAAAACGGATTTGATCAAGTCGAATCCGTCGTCATAGAATGTCAATTCACTTGAAAACGATTTCGCGATCCGATTGTCGTCGGTTTTATTTTCGATAGTGACTTCGAATTGATCCGTTCCGTCAATTCGGCCGGTCAAAAGATTTCCATTGAATTCGATTTTAATTGCCATTATCGCGCCCGGTTTTTGATTCGTTGTTGTTTATAACTAATATTTGAAACAATCGCGTTGATTCCGCGTTCGTCAATATTCACTTTCATTCGATCTTGATTTGAAATCGCTTTTTCAATCCGATCAAGTTTTGATTCGAAACCAAAATTATTTACAAATATAAATTTTTCGTTCAATCCTTCCGTCAAGAAAGGATTCCGTCCTTTGTGAATTTCTTCGAAGTACGGTCGAAATTTTGACGTTTGTTCTTTTGTCATAACGAATTCGCCTTTGTGAACAATTCCGGCCGATTGATATTTTCCGCCGTCACCGGTGTAACCGCCGGAAGCAAAGCCGCCGGCCGCCGCGCTTGCTTGCGCTTTTGCGGCAACTAAGCCGGCCGCAAGGGCGATCAATGTCGCCGCGATTGTAAACGGCGCCGCCGCGCCGCCTTCGGCCGCCGCTTTTGAAACGGCAACGACTGAATTGATAATTAATTCGGTCGCCGCAAGCGCTTGTTGAGTTCGAACAAATTTCGCTTTCTTTTTGTTTAATTCTTCAAGGCGTCTTTCTTCTGCTTCAAGAAGTTCGGCGTTCCCTTTTTCCGCAAGTTCCGTCGCCGCTTCGACGCGCTTTTCTTGCGCTGAAATTGCGTTTTCAACTTCGGCGATTTGTAGTTCGATAATTTGATCGATCAAGTCTTTCGTCGCGTTTAGGACGTCGGCGATTCCGTCAAGAATTACTTGTTTTTTATCGGCTTCGGCTTTCTTTGCCGCTTCCGTTCCGCTTTCGTTTAGATCGTCGGTTTTTTCGCCCAAAGCCGAACGAAGCCGAAGGATTTCAAGATCGGCGTTTTTTTCAATCAAAATTCTTTCTTCGGCCGTCAAGGCGGCGTTGTCAAGTTCGAAGTCGCGTTCGCGTTCGATTTGCTTGATCTTAAAGTCCGTTTGAGCCGTCAAAGAAGCGATTTCCGCGTCTTTTATTCCTTTTAGTTGTTCTTTTAGCGCTTGACGTTCTTCTTTGTCCGTAACGGTTTTTAATTGTTCTTTTATTTTCTTCTTTTCTTCTTCAATCAATTTGAATTCGTCAAGTTCCGTCGTTTCGAATTCGATCGTTTGTTCGGTTGTTTCAATATCGAATTCGGTCTTCGATCTTTTCTTCTTCGCTTTGTCGCGCAAGTCGGCAATTGATTCTTGAAGTTTTTCTTCGATTTGAAGTTGTTGTTCGGCGTTTATTTGCGCGAAAAGTTTCGCTTCGTTCGCGCCTAATTGTCCGGCCTTCTTTGCCGTCTTGATCCGATCCGCGACAACGTTAGCCGATATAAGTTTCGCTTGAACGGCCGCTTTTTTTAGTTTGTCAATTTCGTCGTCAAGCGTCACCGGATCAATGAAAGAAATTTGATTTTCTCTTGTTTTTTCTTGCGCCTTTCGAAGTTCGGTTTGAAGATCAAGAAGAATCGATTTGATTTTCGACGCCGTGATTTTTGGGCCGCCGGATCCGCCGAACGCTTCGCCGAAATCAAAATTTTCGAAGTCGCCTTCAAGCGCGGCGATTGCTTCGTTTACGCCGAATAATTCGGAAGTGATTTGTTGGAAGCCTTTCAATTCGCCTTCGCCGGCCGGATCAAATTTTACAAAGCCGGTTCCGAAATCAAATTCCGGAATCGCTTCGTTCGGATCAATTCCGAGAGGATTGTCTAAAAGCGGTTTAATTTCTTCGTTTCGCTTTATTATTGCCGTTCTTGTCCTTCGCGCGTTGTCTTCAAATTGTTTCTTTTGCTTTTCGCTAAATTTCGCGAATTCTTCAACTTCGCTTCTAATTATCTTAAAATCAATTCCGGTGAATTTTGCTTCGGCGTCGTCTTTGAAAATTTCGTCAAGTTCTTCTTTTGACTTTGAAGCAAGCGTTTTTAATTGCTGCAAGTCTTTTTCAAAAGGCGCGATTTTATCTTCGTCGGTTAGATCAACGCCGAATAAATTTGATTCGCCGGCGCGTTGTCCGAAGGTTTTTCCTTTTGTCGGCGCGATAACGCCGGCAAGTTGTTCTTCAAGGGTTATTTGTTCTTTGATTAAAGTTGTGAGTTCTTCTTGTTTAACTTCAAGAAAGATTTTTTTCTTCAATGTTTCAACAAAATTTGAATAAGCGACGTCAAGTTGTTCAATGAATTTCTTTTCGTCGGAAAGATTTTTAAGAGTTAAACCATATTTTGAATTTATAGTGTCAATAATGTCGCCGCGTTCTTGTTGCGTTTGATTTGTGTTTTTGACTTGATTGATCAAAAGTTTCAATTCGGCGGCTTCGTCGGCCGTTCTTCGAATTGTTTCGTCGCGTACCGTATTCAAAGCAATTTGTTTCCTTGAAAGTTTTGTCGTTTCGTCGCCAAGATCGCCGGTCGCGCCGGCCGCGTCTTCGGCCGCGTCGCCGAAATCAAGAAACAAAGAAGCCGCAAGCGAAATACCGGTGATAAGTAAGCCGATCGGATTCGCTTTGATCGCCGCGCTAAAGGCCCGAACGGCCGACGTTGCCGTCAAAGAAGCGATCGTTGACGCTTTCGAAGCGATTGAATTCTGTTGTGTGACCTTTGTCAAGTTTCGCGTTGCCGTGATCCTTGCAATTCGGGCGAGCCTTGCCGCTTTTTCCGCAAGCGTTGCCGCTTGCGTTTGGATTGTATTTAAAAGCGATATTTGTTTTTGACGTGTTAAAGCGCCGACAAGAATTCCGATCGTCGAAGCAAACAAGGCGACCGCGACGCGGTTTCGATCAAGAAAAGTCCCAAAGTTTGAAAAGACGTCAACTACCTTAAAAGCTACATTTAAAAGCGATTCAAAAATCGGAAGAAGTCCGTTTCCGATTTCACGCTTCAAAAGTCCGAAGTTTCCTTCAAGCGTTGAAATCCTTCCGGAAGTTGATCCGGAAAGCGCGTCCGTTAAGCCGAAGAATTTTCCGCCTTCACCGGTCAAATCCGCGAACGCCGTTTCAAGATTCGCAAAAGAAATCTTTCCTTCGGATCCTAATTTTTTGACTTGTCCTTCGGAAACGCCTAATTGTTTGGCGAATTCTTGAATTACCGGAATTCCGGCTTCGGTCAATTGATTAATGTCTTCGGCGAAAAGTGTTCCTTGAACTTTTGCTTTTCCAAAAATAACCGCAAGTTGATTGAAGTCTTTTCCGGTTCCGGCCGAAAGGTCGCCGATCTTCTTCAAAGACGGTTGAAGGTTGTCAACTTCGACGCCAAACGCAAGAAGCGCTTTTCCGGCGTTTTGTACTTGTTCCGGCGTGAAAGGAGTTGAAACGGAAAGATCTTCAAGATCTTGCAAAACTTTCTTTGCTTCTTTGCTTGATCCTAAAAAAGTGGTAAAAGCGATTTCAAGCGCTTCAAAATCGGCGGCGGCGGTGATTGCCGACTTTCCGAATTGAAAGATTTCGCGGCCTATTGCAAGGCCGGCAAGCGCAAGGCCGACTTTCTTGATCGTCCCGGTCAAGCCGCCGAATTGCTTTTCGGTTCTTTCTGTTTCGTCGCCGATTCCGCCGACTTTCTTTTTTATTTGATCAAGTTCCGTCCGAAGATTTCCGGTTTCCGCTTGAAGTCTAAAAATTACATTTTTAACCGCCACAATTTCAATTTTTTTTAGTTTGTTGAAGAAGTTCTTTTCGCTGACATTGAACGTTTGACGTCCTTGTCTTTTGTTCTTGAACCTTTTCCGGCGCCTTCAATAGCCGCGTTTTTTTCGTCAATTATTCGAAGCCATGTGTTAACCGTTGAATAATAATTTTCTACGGTCATGCTTTCAAGGTGTTCAACTTCGGAAGGACGGCTTTCGCAAATCATTTGATTCAAGAGATTGATGTCTTCAATGTATCGCCCGACGTGAACGCCGACAAGAAGCGATTGATCCTTTCCGCGTTTTCCCGGTTTTCCTTCAAATACTTTTGAAAATCGCGCCCGGATAATTCCGAAAATTTTGTTGTGAAAAGATAGGCCCTTGACAAAAAAAAATCGCGCGCCGCCGTGTCGTTCTTCAAAATTGTTTTCTTTTTATTCGTCCATTCTTCGGACAAATCGTCCGCCGGTTCGCCTTCAATCAAGAAGTAAGTTGACGCAAGTTCAAGAAGCGTTTCTTCTTCGCCGATAAAATCAAGACGAAATTCGATTTCGGCAAGAATACCAAACAAGGAAACAATGTCGCCTTTGTTGGCGTGTCCCTTCATTCCTTGAATTAATTCTTTTAGTATTGCCTTTGTGACGTTCATGTCGGCGAACCTTGTCGCGACTTCGGCCGCGATCGCGCGCTTTGCCGGCGTGTTCATTGGTTGAAGAAATTCAAACCATTTTGAACCGTCTTGACTTGTATATATTTCACGAAGTTCATGTTTTGAAGCCGGCTTTTGTTCTTTTTTTCTTTTGAATAATTTCATTTTTTCGATTTTGTTTTTCAATTAATTTTTCGTAAAGATACAAATTTCGAATTTCAAACCGAATTGATCGTCAAAAAATTATGGAAATTTAATGAAGTCATTGTGAAAAGTCCAAAGGAAATACCGGAAGCAATCAAGAAGGTGACTTTTCCGCGCGTCCTTTCCTTTGTCAATATCGCCGCTTTCCGTTGCTTCAACGCTTTCAACGTCTTCGATCAAGTAATGACAAGACGAATCGATCAAGAAGTCTTTGTGATTTGAACAAATTGCATTGCAAAGAACGCGCGAATTCCGAATCGAAGGATTGACGGAAGGGACGCGGAATTGAACCTTTGAAAGATCAAGTTCGTCGCGAATAATAGTATAATAATTTAAGGCGCCTTTTGTCATTGCCGATCTTGCATTTCCGGAAGCGTCACCGGTCACGATGAAATAATGATCACCAAACGCGGCGGAAATTTCACCACAAAGCGCGTATATATCGGAATTACGAAGACGGAATTCTTTCAAGATCCGAATTGTTCCGTCGAAAGATTGTCCGGCAATACAAGTAATTGGATCGACATTGAAATCAAAAGAAAGAATGATCGGTTCGCTTTGATCAAGTTCAAGGCCTTTGAAGACGGTCTTCTTCTTGTCAAAAGCATAAATGAAGGGACGATCAACGTCAAGAATGTTCCAATCGCCGCGAACGAATACGGCCTTTGTGACTTCGTCAAGGTTTTCAAGTCCTTCAAGATAGTCTTCCGGAAGTGAAGGATTGTCCGACATTGTCGCTTTTAAATAAAAATAATCTTTTGAAAGCCGGCCTTCGATGAAAGGTTCGTGAAATTCTTTCTTCGTCCAATTATTTGAAGGGTTGCAAGTGATCAAAATAATCGGCTTCGGTTGCTTTTGAACGCCCGGCAATATGTGACGCCCGGCGCGAAGTTTACATTTTTCAAAAGTCTTTCGGTTTATTTCTTGACCTTCTTCGATCAAAAATCCGTTTGCTTCAATTCCGTCAAACCTTGTCAAGTTCTTATCGGCGTTGTAATTTTCCGGAAAGAACGTCAATTGACTTCCGTTTCTAAAGGTGACAATTTGATCGGTTTGATTATAAGATAGAATAAATTGACGCGGACAAAGTTTCAAGAAAGACGGAATCGTCGTCCGCTTCAATGTCGGAAGTGATTCGCGGACAACGAACCAACGCGAACCCGGATAAACTTTCGCAAGTAAAACGAAGACCGCAAGCGAAACGAAAGTCTTTCCGCCGCCGGCCGCGCCGCCGTACATTAAACAACGGAATTTATCAGAAAGAATCGCTTCAATATATTCTTTTTGTTTTTCGTGCGGTTCGAAAAGTACGTTCATTAAAAAATCATTTTGATAAATTCAAAAAAACCAACGAAAAGAAAGTCGATCAATTTTCCAAGCGCCCAAATAAAAAAGAAGATCGCGATCACCGATCCAATAAAAAAAGGTTTTATATTTTTCTTTCTTCGGTCTGAATTTTTGAATTCTTCCGACAAAATTGATCTTCTTAACTTTTCGAATGATTCTTGATTTTGTTTCAAATTTTTCATTTTCTTTTTTGTTTTATTATATAAGCGACAACGAACAAAGCGAAAAACCATGAAAAAATAACGACGTTTATCATTTTATTAAAATTTAACGGTTTGTCCGCCTATATTGAAAACTTGTTCTTCGCCTTCTTGTTCCGCGAATTTGTCTTCGTTCCAATTAATCGGATCCGTATTCTTCAAAGCGAAAATAATCGCCGCGACGGCCGGTTGAATATATTTCTTTTTCTTCTTGATCTTCGTTGAAATTAAAACGCCGTTCTTGTCTTTGAATTCTTCGACTTCGACTTCTTCAATGAAAAAGCCGGTCAATAATCTTTTTAAGCCGTCAACGGCAACGTCGCGAACCTTTTCTTTGTTCGACTTCGCGTTGACTTCTTTTGTCTTTTTAAAAGAAGCGGAAATTTCGGAAATCGAATCCGTCCAATTGTGAAGGGTTCTTGAAGTGATTCCGTTTTCTTGACAACAAGATTCAAGGGTGAAGTCGCCGGATCCGTAAAGATCGAAAATTTTGTTCGCGATCCGTTTCTTGTCGGCGTTTGTTCTTCTTGTCGAAGTTGTTTTTTTCTTTGTCACCGGCTTATTTGTCGGCTTCTTCGTTGTTGTTTTCTTCATTTTGATCGGCTTAATTGCGCGCGATTCCTTTTGCGCCGGATCAACAAAGATCGTAATTTTTCCGGACAAATTAAAAAAGTTTGCCTTGATCCGTTTCATTGATCAAAAATCGAAGATCGCGTTCGCCGGCGTGACGTGAAGATCGGATCGCGTTTTCTCGTTCGATCATTGAATCAATCCAAGATTTCAATTCATCAACGTTTCGCGTCAACCAATAGCCGGAAGAAGTCGCAATCAATCCGTTCAAAAGTCCTTCGGATCGAATGAATTGAATGATTTTTCGAATTCGCGGTTCGGTGATTTCAATTTGACATTTTATTTTCAAGGCCCGAACGATTTGTTTGTTCGTAACAATGTTTATTTTTCCGGGTTTCTTTTTAAAACGTTTGCAAATGATCGCCGCGATATTTTGTTCGTCCGGCGTCAACGGTTTCGTTATTTCTTCGAAATTCTTCATTTTAAGCGTGTTTTTTCGATTTTAGGTTTGTATATACTTAGTTTTCTTTTTAGTGTCTTATATTCAAAGAAAGACGTCTTCAAATGAATTTAAAAGTCTTTCTTTCTTGATGTCAAATGAATTCACTTCGTTTTTGTTAAATTTTTTGTATTGAACAAAAGTCAAAAGTTCCGCTTTCAATTTTTCAAGGTCTGCAATTCCGGCGAAAGATCTTTCATTGATTGATCGAAAAAACCAAACAAGATATTCTTCTTCGATTCCGAAAATCGGTTCGATTGTGACCTTGATCATTTGTTCTTGATCAATCATTTTCTTCGGTTGTTAATCCTTTGATTTGATCTTCAATTTTCTTTTTGCTTGCCGCGTGTCGATCGACAATTTTTTGAATTGCTTTGATCATGCTATTTTGTTGGGCGATTTGCGAATCAAGATATTGAATCGAAGTATAAAGCGAATTAATTAATTCGACATTTTTTCTTTTTGCTTTCATTTTATTATCTGTTTATTTATTCGGTGATTCTTAAAATTTAGATATTGAAATTCAAGCGCTTCAAGTATTCCCAAAAAGGCGAAGACGCGAGCCAAAACAAAGACAATCGATCCGATCAAGATAATCGAACAAAGAATCGGAAGGGTAATCGCTAAAGACGGAAGAAATCCAATTTTTCCGCGAATCGATAATTTTTTCATTTTTTTCATTTTTTAATTTTTAAAGTGTTTTTTTATTTCTGTTTTTAATTGATCGGCGACGTTTTGAAGATCGGCGACATTTTTTTCGGCATGAACTGAAATCAAAGATTTTTGATTTTCGAATTTCATTTGTTCTTGAATTGAAATCAAAGTCAATTGAAGTCCGTTCAAGTTAGTTTCTAAATTGAAGATTTTTTTCATTTTAATATATTTTTTTGAATGTATTTTTGAAGATCTTCTTTGTTGATCCAAGTCCGAAATTCGCCGGCGGTTGTCAAGAATCGAATCACTTCGCTTTCGTCGTCGCCCGAATCTTTGATCAATTGAACGATTGAAGAAACGGTCGCGGTTCCGATTTGTTCGGAATCATGATCGGATCGAATCGAAAAGATCGAATCGGAAATCGCTTTTTCTTCGTGAACGTCTATAATCGCGATAACTTCCGAAAGATCGGTGACGCCGATCAATTTAAAATTCGGCGAAGTTTTTTCAACTTCCAAAAGAAACAAATTCAAATCTTTGTCGGTTCCGGTGATTTTTATTTGTCCGTATTTATTTGATAAGACGTCAACGAATTGTCTTCCGGTTTGTTCGTCGGTTTCCGTTTGATTGAAGTCGCCTTTGTAGTCAATTAAGAATTCTTTTTTCATTTTCTGTTTTTTTAATAGAAAAAGCCGGCCCGAACCGGCTTGATCATGTTTAACAATTACTTTTTTTCAATCGCTTCTTTTGCTTCTTCGGCGGTTTCAAAAATTCCGATTTCTTCAACGCGGAAAACTTTATTCGGCGAAAGGCGGTTTGAAGAAAGAACAATTTCTTCGATCCAATAAGTCGAATCGTTGTGTTCAAAAAGTTGTGTTCTTTTTTGGGCCTTCTTTTTTGGGTATATATACGGCGCAACTTTTAAAGTCTTTTGAAGAATTACAACCAATTCGCGAAGCCGTAATGAATCCGAAAGATCGTATTTTATTAAAGACTTATATTGTTTTTTCAAGTACAAGTCAAGCGAATGAACGGCGTCGTTGTTGAATGTATTTCTTTGAATAAGTCTTCGGCTTATTTCGTCGATAAAATATTCTTTTGTTAAGTTGTTTAATTTTTTTAAAGTTTCCATGTTTTCGATTTTTAGGTTTTTTTAACTATTTTTTTTAATAAACGATTCAAGTTGTTGAATTGCTAAATTATAATTGTATTCGCTTTTTTTATATCTGAAAGATACGGAATCGAATTTTCCTTGACATGACCAAGAAATCGAATTGAATTCCCAAGTGTTAACGATTTCGTTTCCGACGATTTCCGTTGTTGGTTTTCGAAGGTGTCTTTCGTTGCAAATTGACAATTCAAGAATTGCTTTCATTGTTCCGCCTATTGGATTTTTTAAAAGAAACCGGCCGGAACCGGATCCGTCAAATATCTTAACTTCTTGATTTTCAGTCGATTGATTGTTTTTTGTCTTCATTTTACTATTTTTTTGATTGTTAAACATATCGCAATGTAAACAAAATAAAACAAACTGCGAAAGAAATTGAAATTATTTTTCAATTCGTTTGATTAAAACGGAAGATCGTCTTCGCCTTCTTCGAATACTTTTGAAGATAATCCGTTTTCTTGTTCTTCGTTTCGTGAAGACAAAAATTCAATTTCGTCGGCGATCGTTTCGGTAAAATATTTTTTTAGGCCGTCCTTGTCGATATATTCACGAATTGAAAGTTTTCCGACGACAAGGATCTTTTTTCCTTTTGTGACGTAAGATTCGCAAAGTTCCGCAAGTCGCCCAAAAGCTACGACATTAAGCCACAAAGTCGATTTTTCCGATTCGCCGGTTTCTTTGTTTTTTTTGAATTCATTCACCGCGATTGAAAGTTTCGCGATTGTCATTCCGGATTCAAGTCTTTTGATTTCCGGATCGTTGCCGACGTTGCCGGCGATTATGTGTTTATTCATTTTTACTTTTTTTTATTTGCGATCAATTTTGCCGGTGATCGCTTCCGTCTATTTTCCGAACAATCCGTTCGGTTTTATAATTTTCGATTCTTCTTCGACGACATTGATCGCGATCAACCATTCGTCAAAAGTTGGTTTTATTTTTTGATCTTCTTTTTCTTTTCCTTCGTTTAGTTTGTTCCAAGCGCCGGAAAAGCGTTCAAATTCATTTTTCAATAAAAAAGCGACGGCCGCGCTTGCGTTTAGTTTTTTATTCATTTTTTTTAATTTTCATTATTTAATGATTCAAATTCAATCGGTTCGTAAATTTCAAACATTCCGAAAACGGAAAGTTCTTCGATCATGATTCCGAAAATATAAGCGGCGGAATCGGCGTCAATCGCCAAAACTTCAATATTTCCGTAATTCGGAAAAAATCCGTCTTCAAGTTCATGAATTAAAGCGAATCTTTTCATTTGAAGAAGTCTTTTAATTCTTTTTTTTCTTGAATAATTCTTTCAAAAAGATTTTCGATCGCGATCTTTCTTTGATTCCTTCGAAGAAAGTCTTTTCGCTTCATTGTCGCCGATTCTTGTTCCTTCATTACTTTTCGAAATTCGTTGTCGTCTTTCGATCCAAATTTATGAAGTCGGTGATTGATTTCGGAATCGGTTCTTTTTTCGGCGGCGGTTGTGATTTTTTGAATTTCTTCTTTTGAAAGATCCTTGAAAAATCCGTGTCTTTCTTTTAAAGTTTTGAAAACAATTGAAACCGGAAACAATTCAAAGTCGATTGATCCGTTTTCTTTGTATTGATTAAAAAAGTCGGTCAAAAGACCGTGATCGAAATTTTTGTTGTGTTTTTCGATCACTTCCGGCCGTTTGTTGTATTCTTCGCGATCTTTCAATTCTTTGGCCGCGTCTTCGCGTTGCATTTCCGCGACAATTTGCCGACGGTGATCAAGATAATCGTTGAATACGCGTGACAAATAAAGGGCGGAAAAGTGTCCGTAATGATTCAATTCGGTTTTGAAGTCACCTTTGACGGCAACTTCAAAAGAAAGTTTTATTTCTTCCGGTGAATGATTTTTCAAGTTATCTTTTATAAAGTTTATTAAAACAATCTTTTCAATGTCGCCCGGAATTTGTTCCGTTCTTAAACCTACAAGGGCGAAAATATATCGAAGCGCTTGTTTGATAGGTTCAACGCTTTCAATGTCACGAATTTTCAAATCGGTTCGAATTGATTTTTTTATTTCGTCCCTTTTAGAAATCGCGAAGTTTGTCTTCGAAAGTTGGTTTTGTGTTTTTTGAATTTCGTTTTTCAATATCTTTTTCATTTTCTTTTCTTTTTATCAACCAATTTTTCGCGGTCAAATATACCGACGAATAATTTTTGTTTAATTTACTAAAATTTTCCATTTGATCAAAAATCATGATCACTTCTTCAATGTCAAATTCTTTTTCAAGACGTTTGCAAAATTCCGGCGTCAATTGAGTTTTTAAAGATCCAATTCGCGGACAATTTTCTTCAATGTATTTTTGAAAAACATGATCAAAAATAAATTCTTCTTTTTTTATATATTTTTTTTTAATTATA